TGAAGTATGATATGTATATTTATAATGATTTAAATAAGTATTTTTCAATGATAGATTTTTGAAAAAAGCGGTAGTAACTCTTTTTAGTTACTTAACTAAACGAAATTAGGTACGAATATCTACTACCCTAAAAGTAGTTACTGTACAAAAATCATTTAGAATTCTACCATTAGAATTTTTAAATGGTAATTTAGCCAAGTAAATTTAACTCCAAAATTGACCAAACCTCAACTGTACAATTTTTGACAATTTTTATGTATCTAATCGAGAGATCGGTTAGATACTAAAATTTAGAGCCATTTAGAAATTGCGTTACTGTACTTTTTTATTTAGATGCCAAAAATTGCAATTTTTTTATACTATTTTAAAAGTACCACTAGAATATAGGGATATCAAGAATTTAGAATGGCTAAATTCCTACTTTTTTACTAGTTGCTCTTCCAAATTACCATTTGATTGAGCAACTATATTTCCCTAGTTACTACCCTATACTAATATATATTAGGTCGATATTCCATTAATATAGAAAATTTTTAAAATTTAGAAAGTTACAACGATACTTACTTTTAAGTAAAAAATACCATTTTGGAGGTAGGTCGTGGAGAACAATTTAGAAAATAGTAACTTCGTGAATTTGCTCATAAAAAACGAAAGTAACTCAATAAACGAATATATTCTCGAAAACGGTAAGGAAGGAAAACCTTTTTGTCCAATCTCATTCGAGAAGAAAGACGAGGAAAAAGATGATAAATAATGTAAATCTGGTATATCATCCAGATGAAAATATTCCCTTCATAATCAGTAGTAATAAAGTCAAACAATATGGTTGTGAAATTCTTTTTAGAACTGATAAAGCTTTCGCTAATGAATATGATCTTATTAATGGAAATATTCTCATGGATAGAAATTGTATCTATTATGAGATTAAACGTAAAGAAGATTATTATAATGATGAGTTCTATATAGAGAAGATTGCTGAAAATGTATTGAATGATACATATAGAACTATAGCTGGATGTTTATTAATAGAGGTTAAAGAAAGAGAAGTACAAGATCTTATAGATAAATATAAATTAATAGTCAATAATACAATATTTGAAGAAGGAGGTAATGAGAACGATGATAGTAAGACTGATTAATAATAAAGAGAAATGGATTCCAACTCCAAAAGTATTCTTTGATATTCTGGATAAGATTAAATTGGAACCAACTACAGATGAAGATAGACAATTAATTACAGATAGACTTGAAGAAGAATTAACTACAAATCATAATGCTTGGTTCTTTAACGTTAAACTTAGTTTTAACGTTAAGTCTTCAACTGGATCAGTTCCTTGTGATGTAAGAATATTAAAAGATAGAACTTCGGATAATGTTGCTGGATGTATTGTATTTGCTACAGAATCAGATCTAGTATTATTATCAGACTTTGATTATAATTATGATTAGGAGGATATTATGAGAGACGGTAAGAAAGAAGTTAGTATATTTTATCCAATCTATAAATGTAAAAAATGTGGAACTGATGTATTAATCAATAAACCATATCCAAGTAGAGGAAATAAAAATCCTGCAATAAATCCCATGGTTAATATTCAAGAAAATGTTGTAATTCAGGAAGGTGGTAAATATTCAGAATTACATTGGTGTATGTCTAAAGAAGAAATGGATAATCTTCATGAACAGATTCCAGATGGTAAAATTGAATTATGTTTTGAACTTATAGGATTTATTCAATCTAATAAAAAGATACCAGATATTAATGATGATAAAGAAGTAAATGAAAGTGAGGAATAGGACATGAAATCAGAATTAGAACAATTAATTGGGGAAATTAAAAAGACAACAGAACATCAGACATCAATCAATAAGGCAGATGAATTAAGAGTAATGACATCTATGTTAAATGATACGGAATTCACATTGGGGGTTTATGATAAAAAGATTGGCTACATTGGACAAAGATCACCACACGATGAAGCTGTAAAGTTTGTTGGTGATATTATCCAAAGAGCAACTGGTCTCGAGAAGAAGGATTCAGTCCATCTCGCATCTGGACTGGAGTTTACTAAGAGGGATGCAAACTTCTTAATTACTAATATGAAAGACTTTATATCTGTATATACATCTACAGGTAGAAAGATCAATATTGTTCAGAGTGCAGCGACAGAAGCTAATTTATATACAAAAGAAATGAGCGCCTCCACAAAAACAATTCCTAATAAAGATAATCCTAAGGAATCTAAGACGATTACAACGTCACCATATATAAAGCTCGTTAGTCAAAGCAGATGTCCAAAGTATAATGAGAATTAAAATATAAAACATATTAGTATAGAAATTATGGGGTGGTTACATTTTGCTTTTTTGCCTTTCAAAATATATAAATGATAGTGTATATTTTTATTTACAAATATAGAAATCTTAACTTCTGATGTTAAAAAGAGCGTTTCATTTTTTGCCGAATGAAATTACTGTACATTTTGTGATTCCGCGTTTTAAGTATAAATTTTTATATGTGACTTGTTACCCCCAAGTTTTTAATTTCTAAACCCTATAATTTCTAGCCTCTCACTCCACAGGGTATGTGTCAGCCCTGTGGAGTTTATTTTTCATAATCGGAACTCTTATATAATAATTAACGCTATAATGAAAGGAGTTGTACTTTTATGGAACTTCCTAATTTTCTAACTTTGGAAAAAGATTCTCTTGTATTTAATCAACCTAATAAAGAATTTGTATTTTATGTACCAGAGAATTTCTTTAATGATAAAACTAAGAGACCAATTGCAGAAATACAAGGTGAAGATGTATCTATGATCGGATTATGTAATTGGGCTATTATAGATTCAAATGGTAAGCCAGGAAATATTAATAATTTCTGTTTTCCAACTATGATGCTTTGCTCTCCATATGAAGTAGAAAAGGTAAAGAATTTTAAACTTACTCCGACTAGTGAAGCTGGAGATTATAGAATACTTCATTTTAGAAAAGGAGATAAAGTTGTAAAAGAAGTAAGAGTTCCTCAGATTATTGATAATGCTGAGTTATTTTTTAAACTTGTTGTAATTACATCTAAGATGCCTGAAACTATTCATTATGATGATATATGGGAATTATTCTTAGAAAATGCAGAATTAAATGGATTCAAATATGGATTACATTCTCAATTATTTGGAATTATTGTTTCTGAATTATGTAGAGATCCAAATAATCTTAAGAAAGCTTATAGATTGACAAATAATTCTAATAAACCTACTGGATATAAAACTATATCTATAAAATATCTTCCTAAATTTGTTTCTCCATATGTATCACTTACATCAGAAAACTTTGATGATGCATTGAGGAGTTCAATTCTTATGTCAGATACAAAAGAAGAAGATATTCCTTATTCTCCATTAGAGAAAGTTATTATGCAATAAAAATAGGGTAGAGATTATTTCTCTACCCTTTTCTTTTTCTCCTTCTGGTTCATTTTTTCTTCCATATATGGACCCAAATATAATGAATAATATATTTGAAAAATTTTAATAATTAATATTAATCCTATACAGAAAGCAGCGAATTTTTCCATACCGATTACCTCCTTTTTATATATAATAAAGTTGTTATTTTTTCGCTAAAATACTACAATTATAGCTTAACATTTAAATAAAATCTATCAAATAAGATTTTTATTTTAGATGGATAATTTTTCTTTTAAACAATAATGAAAAGGAGGAAACCCATTATGTACACTGGTACAATATTTAACTGGCATGATAATTCTGGTTTTGAAGTCGGTGCTACACCTGTCGATACAACTAACAGGCCTTTATATATGGTCGTTAATGGATTCGATAAGGGACCTGAAAAGTTAATCGAAGTTGACGCCACAAACTTTAATGCACTTTTCGGTTCTATGTCATTTGAAAAGTATGGACAGGCTTCTATTCAGGCTCAAAGAATTATTGATGCTGGTGGACGCCTTCTCGTTAAGAGAGTGTGTGCTGCTGATTCTGGTCTCGCCAATTCAGTATTAGTAGCAACAATTAAAGATAATAAGCTTTCTTGGGAAATCAAGTCCATTGATACTGTGGAAGTTAAGGTTGGTACGACTACAGTTACCAGAGAACCACATACATTCGCAGAAGTTAAGAAGGCTGCATTAGATCTTTATAATAAAGAAAATAACGTATATCCTCTTTTCATCATTACTGACATCGGTAGAGGTGTTTCTAATAAGGCTGCACGTATTATTCCGGATTATGATACAAGCCGTGGATTAGAGAAGATGGTTTATAGATATAATATCTATGAAGGCACAACTCTTTTAGAGAATGCTAATATATCTTTCGACCCTACATACACATTTAATGGTGATTATTATGGATTAGATAAAAATAGAATGACTCAGGTTACTAGTGAAGTTATTCCAGAAATGTACGAAGAGTACCTTGAGTATATTACTACTCTTGTATTCCCAAATGCAGATGAAGCAGACCTTGTTGAGCTTGAGAAGGTTGTATCTACATATGATCTTATTAATGCTTATACATTCAAGGGTGATATTATCTATGTATATGACGAAGATGGCAAGCCAACAACTGATGTGGCTCTTCAGCTTAAGCTTGATGAGTCTGGTAATATTGATGGTGCTGATCTTAATGTAGCATATGGTAATAAGTTTAATTATGTTGGATCTTATGGTAAATATGGTGAGAGCCCTGCTAAATATGGAAATAGAAAGAACGTTTACGATTTCTATAAGGGCGAAGATGCTAATCTTATCAAAGATAGTGAACCAGTAGTTCCAGATCCAGAAGATCCAGACTATGATGAATCTAAAGCTGAACTTATTAAAGAAAAGATTGCTTATAGACGTTATGTACTTGATATTGCTTCTGTATTCCTTGGATATGATACAGATGGAACAGCTATTGATCAGGTTTGGGATACTGATTCTCACAAGATCTTTGCTGTTGCTGATGCTAACTATCACAAAGTAATCAAAAACTGTATCGCTAATTTCGTAGAATTCCGTAAAGATTGTATTTTCTTTAGAGATTCTGGAATTGGATACTATGACGTTAAGTCAGCTCAGGATGTATATACTAATTATACACTTGATAATTATATGCTTAGAGATGTTGCTAATTATGATTTCAACGGAGAAGCTTCCGGTGTTTATACAATTAGAAATATGAGATCTAAGTTTATTGCTGATTATGGTACAACTTATGAAGTTATTGATCCTATCAGTAGAAAGAATATTGAAGTTACAATGATCTATGATTTCGTTGCTAATATCACAGCAATGTATATCGATCATGGTCCATTCTCTCCTCTTGCAGGTACTTATAATGGATTCCAGCTTTATTCTGCTATTCCTGGAACAATCAACTTTACACCTATAATTACACCTACTTCAAATCAGAAGCAGGCTATTGATGATCTTAGACTTAACTATGCTATCTTTGAAGATGAAGATGTTTGTGTAGTACAGTCTAACTATACATCACAGAACGCAAATTCACAGCTCAGTTACATTAATAATGTACTGGCTATTCAGGAAGTTGCAAGAGTTGTTAGAACAGCTTGCCCTCGTAACAGATTCAGACTTATTACAGGTTCTGATATGTCAGAGTATGCAAATGCTGTTTCTAGAGTTCTTCAGAGTTATAATTCATACTTTGAAGTTCTTGAGTTCCAGTATACACAGGATAATCTTAGAAGTGTTCAGAAGATATTCTATGCTTCTATCAATTTCTCATTCAACAACTGGGCTCAGACAGAGATCTTCGATCTCTATGCGCTTGCCAATACAACTCAGCAGAGCGTAAATAGTTAAGGAAAGGAGAAAGTAAATGGCTAATTTAGATATAACAAGTACAAGTACAATCTTTAATGGTAATACAATTAACCCTAGAGATCTTACTATGTATAATGCTTTTCGTGGTGTTACTGATTTTACAAATATCAATCAGTTCAGCCAGTTTGAAAAAGGTTATCAGGCTCTTTTCGTTCTCCAGATGCCTTGGTTTATGGAACAGCTTGAGCCAGCTCTTACAGAGTCTTTCAGACATATGTTAGAGTACGAGTTCAGAGGTCTTGATGGTCTTCCAGATATCGTTGCAGATACTATGGAAATCACAGATGGTATTAATACACAGAGACTTATCAATAAGGTTACTTATGATACATCTGTTACAGTATCATCCAGCTACTTTGAGAAGACTGGTACACTTATTACTAGATGGAGTGAACTCTATCTTACAGGTATTAAGGATAAGAATTCTCAGGCTAAGACATATCATGGACTTATTAAGAATGGTAAGTGTATGGATCCAGGTCCAGACAAAGAAATCTTTACAATGCTCTACGTTGTAACTGACGCTACTATGTATAGATTAGAGAGAGCAGTGCTCCTTGCAAACTGCCAGCTTAATAAAGCTGATACATCTATCTATAATGGTAATAGAAATGATATCAATAACTACGAAACAACGCTCGAATGGACATGTTTCCCAATCATGAACAATGCTGTTGATGCAGCTGCTAGAAAGGTTCTTGAGAAGGTTAATGGTATCAAGATCAACTATGTTAAGGATAAGAACGATGGTGGTCTTATTGGTAGTACAGCACTTAATGTTAGCGCTTCTGATAGAAATTCTTCTGGTGGAAACGGTAAGATCGTTTACAGTGAACTTGATTCTACTGAATACGAATATGGCGTTGCTTCTACTCCATCATTCTCACAGGGTACTCAGGCTGGTGGAGGTAAGTCTGCTGGCGGAATGGTTAACCCAACAGATCTTGGTCAGTATTTCAACGGATCAAAGAAATAAGTTTATTAAAGGATAGAGCTTGAAATATAGCTCTATCCTTTTATTTTTGATGATTTTCACTCTAGATTAATAGGAGGTATTAAATCCAATGAGTAAGAATATATTTTGTATTGTGGGAGAATCTGGTTCTGGAAAATCATATTATATTAACAGTATTACTATGGATAATATATTTATGAAAAAAGCCAAATTAAATCCTTTAATTTATGGAACTACTAGACCAAAAAGAGACGATGAAAAAGATGGAGTAGATTATAATTTTATTTCTATGGAAGAATTTGAAAATATTCCTAAAGATAAATTGGTAGAATTTCGTACATATAATACGATTAATGGCAAAAAATATTATTTTACGAAATCTGAATATATAGAAAATAAGAAAAATAATTTAATATGTACTGCATCTTTATATCAATATGAATCGTATAGAAATTGGATAAATATTGAAAATATAAAACATCCTGGAAAATATAATTTATATTTAATTATATTAAATGCTAGAGTTAGAAATAGATTAACTAGAATACTTGAAAGAAGATGTAAAACTGATAATGATATCTATGAAGCTTGTAGAAGAATTGTAGAGGAAAGAGCAGAATTTGATCAGGTTAAAAGTAGAGTTCCAGAAGTTATGGATCCATTAAGTTATGATACAGTATTATATATAAATACTGATAATATAAGTGATGAATTTAATAAAGCTAATTTGGAGAAAATAAAGCAATTTATTATATCCAAGAACACATCTAAGTAATCACTATAAAGGAGGATTAATAAAATGGCTCAAGATAATAATGCCGTTTCAGCCCCTAGTAGAAAGGTTAAGAAACAGTTAGATATATTATCTAGAAAAATTGATGGTTTATATAAAGATACTTATCTTACTAGACCAGATGATAGAAATAATCTAGATAATATTATAGATGATTTAGATGTTGCTATTAGTAGAATGGCAGCTGTAGATAATGATAATATAGCTACAATGTCTGAATTGATTAGAAGAGTAAATAAGAAACAATCCACTGAGACAGATAAACTTAATCAAGGAATTGCTGATATATTTAACAATAATAATCTTGTTGGTGAGTTATTTGCTAATACAGATATGTATAAATACGTAGCTTCTGAAAATTACAATTATGATATGATTTGTAAATATCTTCCTAAGCTTAATATTGCTCTAGAGATAATGAGAGATAATGTATTATCTTCAGATAATTTCTCTAATAAATTCTTAAATCCTAAATCTGTATATTCTTCAAAAGAAGAAGTTGCATTGTTTACTGCAAACTGTAATAGATTAGAAAAGCGATATAATCTATCTACTTTCTTATCAGATTTATATTTAGATACCTCTAAATATGGCGAACAATTCGTTTATCTGGTACCTTATACCAAAGCATTCGAAAGATTGCTCAGTTCAGCTAGATATAGATCTAATGGAATGGATTATCGTGCAACTTCAATCAATTATTATGAATCTACAGAGACATTCTGGAAAGATAAAGAATCTGTGATATGTCTAGAAAATGGATTTGCTGAATCTAAAGAATATAAAGCATATATTTCTTCTGTAGATGAATCTTCATCTATTGTAGAAGAATTTAATTCTAATAGTGGATTTAAAGGATCAGAAATTAAATTACATTTTAATTATTCTGGAGTAGCATTAAATCCAGTAAATAATATCGCAGTATCTGAGCATTCTGTTGGGAATATTAGAGAAGCAGTATCTAGTGTATTTACAGAAAAAGCCGAAGGAAATCTTGCAAGTGAATATGATAAGATTTCTCAAGCTGCTTATAATAAAGATGGTCTTATTGTAGATAATATGGATAAAGTAAAAATAGATCAAAATATTAATGGATCTGTTATGGAAGTACTTCCAAGAGAAGATATAATTCCTGTATATATTGGAGAAGCTTGTCTTGGATATTATTATCTTGAAATAAGAGAAGATAAGACTAAATGTGGTTATTGTGGTGGTCATCATATGACCCCTATGATTTCCAATGCTACATCTCATCAATATGAAATGTCTCAAGATCAAGAAGAATTAGCAATTAGATATATTTCTTCTAAGATTTCTCAAGCTATAGATTCAAAGTTTATTAATGCTAATAAAGATCTTAAAGAAGAAATCTATGCAGTATTAAGATATAATGAGAAATTTGATATTGCTAAGTCTAATGATATTGGTGTAACATTCATTCCTGCTGAAGATATTATTCATTGTTATTTTAAGATGGATAAAGATACACATAGAGGAATTTCTGATCTTAGAGATTCTCTTATTCCAGCAATGCTTTATATTCTTCTTTATCTTTCTGATATTATTGGAAAGATTACTCGCGGAACTGATAAGAGGGTATATTATGTAAAGCAGAATGTAGAACAAAATGTTGCTCGTACAATGATGAATGTTGTAAACCAAATTAAGAAGGGTAACATGGGAATGCGTCAAATTGAGTCTATGAATAATATTCTCAATATTGTTGGTAAATATAATGATTATATTATTCCTCTTGGACCTTCTGGTGATCCACCAATACAATTTGAAGTTATGCAAGGCCAACAAATAGAAACACCAACTGATCTTATGGATAAGATGGAAGAATTAGCAATTAATTCTACTGGAACTCCATTTGAAATGGTTAATTCTACATTCCAGCAAGACTTCGCTGTTAGATTTTCTATGTCTAATACTAGATTTCTTAAACTTGTATATGAAAGACAAAGAAGAACTGCAGAAATATTCTCTCAAATATTTACTAGATTATATAATAACGAATTTAATGAAGAATATTCTGAAATTAAAATTCAATTACCACCACCTGTATATCTTACAATGACCAATAATCAGCAGCTTCTTGATAATGTTAGTCAAATGGCTGATAAATTGATAGAATTTGAATTATCGGATCAAGAAGATGAAGTAAAAGCTGAATTTAAAAAGTTATATATTAGAAATACACTTGGTACATATATTGATTATAACTTCATTGATCAGATTATAGAAACTGCAAAAGTAAATGTAGAATCAAATAAACCAGCTGCAACAGAAGATGGTGAATATTCTGCAGATGATATGATGAATGATGAAGGTTATTAAATAAAAAATAAACATCTCCGATACAATTAAGTAAAGGAGATGTTTATTAAAATATGGTATTATGATAATTAATTAAATATGTCAAGCAGGAACAAGACAGAAATCTAATTAATCAATAGGATAATCTGGATCTATCAACGACATATAATCATCTAGTGATAAACCACTATTGAGATAATCTCGTTCTTTAACAGCTATTAATTGCTCTAGTGTTAAACCGATAAATCCTGGAAATTTATTATTTATAAATTTTATAATATAATTATATCCATTCATATGATTCTCCTTTCTTCATAATACCATATTTATAGTATTTAATTAAAAGAAAATATTATAACAACCCCTATAGGAAAAATCCTATAGGGGTATTTTCTCCGTAATTATATATTTTTAAAACTTTACTATAAATATAGTCAAATAACTGAGGAAAGGAGGAATCCTTAATCATGGCTGTAATGACACAAATAAACCAACAAAGGTTTGTTTATATACATAAAGAAACAACTAATCAATCATTTTTAGATATGCATTATTATCTAAAAGCTATTGGAGTTCAAAACAATGATTTCTTTCTAGCATTATTAGATGCAGGATTAGCTGGTGTAGATCCAAGAGATCCATCTCTTTCACCAGCAATGAAAGCTAGAATATTGATGGAATGTAGAAATAACTATTGGTATTTCTTGAGGGAAATTTGTCGTATACCTGATCAAGGTGGAAGTATTAATTCTGGAAAAAGATATAAACTTCATCGTGGTAATCTTGCAATGAATTTTTTATTTATGCTTAATTTTAATCAATTTGTAGAGATGCCTCGTCAGCATGGTAAAACTGTATCTGCTTTAGTTAGATATCTTTGGGTATATAACTTTGGTACATCTAACTCTGAGATTATGTTTATGCATAAAGATCATAATGGTTCTAAGAATAATCTAAAAACATTAAAAAATTTAAGAGATGCTTTACCATCATATCTTCAAATGTCTTCATTAACTGGAGCTGATGGAAAGAAGCTTAAAGTACCCAATACTGTAGTTACTATACAGCATCCTTATAATAATAATAAAATAAATACATATCCATCTGCAAGATCAAAAGAATCAGCAGATAACCTGGGAAGAGGTGCTACTATCCCATTGCAATATTATGATGAGTTTGGTTTCATGCCTTATAATAATATCGTTTATAAAGCAGCTGTACCAGCATTCTCTACAGCATCTGAAAATGCTAAAAAGAATGGTGCACCTTATGGTATATTGATAACTACAACACCTGGTGATCTTACTAATGATTCTGGTGTATTTGCATTTGAATTAAGAAATTCTGGAATAAAGTGGACTGAAAGATATTATGATCTTTCATATAAAGAATTAGTAGATTTACGAGACTCTAATAAGAATTCATCATTCTTCTTAGTATCATATACTTATCAGCAATTAGGTTCAGGACAAGACTACTTTAATAGAATGGTAATTGAAATGGTACGTGACTGGCCTAAGATACGTCGAGAGGTATTATTAGAGTGGTCTGAAGTAGCTGATGATTGTCCATTTAATAGGGAAGATCTCGATATTATACAACAACATGTAAAAGATCCTATAAGGACATTGTTCTTTGGACAATTTAAACAATATCAATTCCAGATATATGAAGATCTTGATACGAATTATCCTCCTATTATAGGTGTCGATGTTGCTGGTGCTACATGGAAGGATAGTTCTTGTATTACGGTTATAGATTCTAGAACCACTAGAGTTACAGCAACTTTGAATTGTAATTATATGCCTGCAGATGATTTGGCACAAGTATTATATGAACTGGTTACTAAATATCTTCCTAATGGTATAATAAA